TTTTCCAGAATGAGTTGTTGATGTTACTTGTTCAGAAAACATCGCATTATATGACTCTTGAAGACTATGCAATTCTTTGTAATCCATTTTAAGAAAACTTTTTTAAATATTTAGTCTACTAAAACTTTTCACTTTCTCAAACTTAAGAACATCACCAAACCTATCTTCCATACCTGCTTTATGAGAAATAACAAATACATTTGCATTCGTAATTACATACCTGATAATTTTTAGGAATTCTTCTGTACCAAAACCATCAAGAGAACTATCAAACACCTCATCAAGAATCAACAAGTTTGTGTTCGTTGAGTTTTTAAACTTGGCAACTTCTCTCCAAGTAAAAAGAAGTGCCAAGTCAATTCTTTGTTTTTCACCTTCACTAAAAGAAGAATAAGAAAAGTCTTCGTGAATCGGAGACTGTACTGTTTCATTAAACTCTTCATCCAATGTGAAGTTAATGTAAAAGTCCATCATTTGAAGATACCTGTTAACCTGTTGGTTAATCAAAGGTAGATACTTTTTGATTATTTTGGATTTTACACCACTGTCCTTCAACAAGGAGTATGAAAAGTCGTGATATTGAATCAGGTCCTTCTTTCCTGATAAGTCATCATATACTTTTTGTAGGTCTTCCTTAAAACTATCTAACTTCTCATGTTCAGTATTTCGGTTTTCAAGTTGTTCGGCAATTCTTTGAATCTCCGATTCAAGATTTCTGACCTGTCGTTGACATCCAGATATTCTAGTATTGTTTTGAGAAATGTCATGTGTTAGAGAAGTGATCTCCTTTGATAGAACAGTAAATTGACGCTCCCGTTCTTCTTCCTTTTTAATTGCTTCCTCTAGTTCTTTATAACCAGACTGCAACTCTTTTGCTTTATTTTGAGCATCACTAATTTTATTTAACCTAAATGACTCTTCAATATCTTGAGTGCAGGTAGGGCATACCGTATTTTCAGTAAAAAATTTATGTTCTTTAGTAATAGTTGATACTTTGTTAGAAATCTTACCTTTCAAATTACCAAGTTTACGCAGTTTTTCAGTTGCGCCAGTAAATTTTTCTAAACTCTCTTGTAAAGAATTAAGTTCTCCATTTATGCCTTCACAAGCATTCATCAAATCATTTTCTTCATTAAGAAGGTCTTGAATTTGATCTGTTTTATTTTCAATATTTTTCTTTCCCCGCTTTTCCAATTCTTCGATAAAGTTTTTTTGCATTTCTGCTTTATCTTTGATAGATTCTTTTTTAAGATCTAAAGTGCGAATTTCTTCTTTCAAAGCACGAATCTTTTCTTTAATAATGATATTCATTGAGGAAAAGATTTTGATATCCAAAAGGTCTTCAATAACTTCCCTACGACTTGCAGCAGTCAATTGCATAAAAGGAACAAAGTTACTGCTACCCAAAATCACAATTTGTGTAAAAGACTTATAGTTCATTTTAAGAATGGACTGTTCCAGAAATTTCTGCTGCTCTACTGCAGAAGAGTTCTGGTCAAGAAGACTACCATTCCTATAAATTTCAAATACATTTGGTTTGATTCCACGACGAATCTTCCATTCTATAGAACCAACAGTAAACTCAATTTCTACAAGACAATCTTTTTCATTAGTAGAGTTGATAAGTTGTGGTTTATTGATCTTACGAAAAGACTTTCCAAAAAGAACAAAAGTCAACGCATCCAAAATGGTTGACTTACCTGCACCATTATTGCCAATAATAAGAGTGGTAGATTCTTTGTTTAGTTCAACTTCTGTGAATTGATTACCAGTAGAAAGAAAATTCCTCCACATAATTTTTTCAAAGATTATCATTTATTTCAGGGGGAATCACAAGGTCATCTTTTGTTATTATAGCATACTGATGGTCGTGTGCTTCACAAATAGAAATAACTACTTCTTCGTCCACTTCCATCACATGCATTTCTGGATACTCTTCTTCTTCGAGCATTATTGCAAATCTAACAGCATCATCTTCTTCTTCAAAAATGTATAGAGTTTGAATTCCATCATCATCTATTACACTGTATGCACCTTCGTCTTCTCTGCCGTTGATTGTTAAAATAAACATTATACCATTTCACAAGCTTCTTGATAAACTTCAGAAATAAGTTTTTGTACTACTGATTTATCAAGATTGATTTCTGCCTCCTCTACATATCTATTCAAGATAGACAGGGTATCTTCTGACTCAAATGCTTCAAACTCCTCATTCTCTTGAACTTGAAAGTTTTCTACAATCTTGAGTTCTGCAATATTAGAAGCATAAAGTTTATCAACAAACTTTTCAAAATTTTTAATATCACTCTTCTTACGAACAATGATTTTTACAATTTTATTTGAATATTCGCGAGTATCAAATGTTTGATATGGAGTGTCCTCATAATAAATGTTATAGAACATTCTATGGGGATTATTGATAGGAGTGTGTTCTAGTGTTTCTGTATCGAAGATGGTGAATCCTCTTTTATCACCAACATCTGACCAGAACATTTCATAGGGATTACCTAGATAAAATACCCGTCCATCATCCGATCTAGTGTGATAGTGACCGCTGAAGACTTTAGTGAACTTTGAATATAATTCGCTTCCATGACCATGATCCATGACGATTTGCTTATTAACTCTAAATCCTTGGAGTTCAAGGTGCCCCATCGCACAGTGGCAATCTGAATTTTGAATAAATTTGAAAGTACTTTCTTCATTTTCTTTATTAATCCAGGGAATGAATAGTATATCTAGACCACCAATCGTAACTTCTGATGCGGCATCATAGACATATACATTATCATACTCACGAAGAAGAAGGTCTACTGCATTTACCTTATTAGTATTCTTATAGTATGCAGTATGGTTTCCTACAATAGTATGGACTGTGATGCCCATGTCTTTCAGGCGATCATAATAATTATCCTTTGACCAAGCAAGTGCTGAGAAATCAATTCCTTTACGACTATCAAAAGTATCTCCCATATCTATAACGGTAGTAATCCCATACTGTTCCAGCGTTGGGAAAAACACTTCGTTGTAGAATTTTAAGAAATAATCGTGAAAGAGTTTAGAATTTTTTCTAGCACCAAAGTGTTGATCAGTAATGATAGCGACTTTCATTAATACCGAAGTTTAGTGTAGACTGCATCCTTGATGCTATTATAGTCTGAATAGTCTGAACTGTCAACACTACCTTCAAACACTTGGTCGAAACCAGTTCTTTCAAGGATCTTATTTTTAATTTCTAGTTGCTTCTTCTCTTTTTGGATTCTGCGGAGAAACGCATAATGAATGATCTGCGTAAAGTAAGCAAAAGGATTTTGGGATTTCTCAGGATTAAAATTATGAACATATTGAACGCAATTTTCGATTCCATCAGAAATCATGTCCTCCTTAAACATGTAATTAACAAAGTTTGGTTTGAATGATAAGTGATTGGCAATTTTTAGAAAACACTCTCCAATGTAACGGGGAATAGGAGGTTTGGTGTCCCATCTTTTTGCTCTTTCTGATTTATCTTGCTCGTCAAGATTCTTTCCAAACTTCTTTCTATAAGAAAGTTCAACATCAGAGCGATATTCAATCAGAGCAGCAAGGAATTCTTTATTATTGACATAATGTTCTGACCTTTTTCTTTTAGTCATAACTGCTGTGGATATCATAAGTATTTCTCATTATTATGTATTGATTATACCACTATGAGAAATAGTTGACAAGTTCTTAAATTGTCAGTAGAATACCTTTGTTAGGGTTGATAGAGACAGAGTAGCTTAACTATTCTTATAGAGTTTCTCTAGTATTTCTTTAGCATCATGTACATTAGAGATATATCCCATCTTTCTAGACATCTTTGTTTTAGATTGATTATTAGCAATTTTACTAGTTTGTCTTACATAAGATTGATAGAGTTGAATCATTTCAATATCAGAAGATTCACTCATTGTAAGAATGTCTTCTAGTTTAAGAATAAACATATCATCAGTAGTGGTCTTTAACCATGGTTCCATTTTATAACCAAACTGTTTACCAGATCTGGTTTTAACTTCTGAAACAATAATTGGATAAGAAACTAAAATAAAGGTTCTATCATTCTCTTCAGATGCTGCTACTTTGGCAAATATTTCTTCACCTGTTTTTAGTTTGAGTGTTGCGTAGAAATCGTCTTCAGGACCCATTTGCCTTTACCTCCTTAATCTTTTCTGCCAAGAATTGAAATCATATAAATTTCGTGCTTAAAGGCATCTTCCTCTGTAAGATTTTGTTTGAGAAAGATTCTTCTATCTTTTGAAGGAGGATTGAAAACTCGATTAGATTTAGAGTGAATCCTATTACCGTTACCCTTACCTATGTAATAAGGTGACCCGTCTTCTCTTAAATAAGCATAAGTGTAAAATTTTTTCATATTAATTCTTTAATTGAATGGTAATTATCTCATAATTAAAGTTCTCTTCATTATAAATTTTAATTCTTTCTATGAGATGATTTAGAGTATAGTTTTTCCGTGAGTTATATGTACAATCATCAGAGATGTCATAGAGGACTGCTTTAGTTTTATCTTTTCCTTTTCTAAGTACTCTTCCAATTGATTGTAGATTTCTAACTCTCGATTTACTGGGTGAAGCAAAGATAACATTATGGAGGTTCTTAATATTAATACCTGTAGAAAAAGTTCCATAAGATGCAACGATGATTGCGTTGTTCTCTCTTTCAGTAATTTCTCTGACTAATTCTCTTTCTTCAGTATCAACACCACCGTGTATAAAAAATACTTTACGGTCATTTTGCTTGTTATTATTTATCTTTTCATAAAGTATTGCACCATGTGCTTCAACACGACTAAACAAAACAAGAGTATTGCCTTTTAAATCTAATGAAAGATTAGTAATAAATTTATTTCGTTGTTCGTGAGAAATAAGATATTGAATTTCATCCTCATAAGTTTCAAACTTTTGTGGAGGATGTTTTAAAACAAGACATTGAATATCAAGTTGAGAAAGGTGTCCCTGTTTCATCAACTCGTCTGTTCTGGTCACCTTATATGATGGACCAAAGACTCCCTCTAATACCCATTTGTGCGTCTGTGTGCCGTCCAAAGTGCCAGTAAACCCAAATCTATACTTGGCGTGATGAAGTTTAGTCATAATCGAAATAAGAGACTTGCTCTTAAATAGGTGTGCTTCATCTCCTATAACTACATTGTAGTCTTCAAAGAAAGTTCGATCTAATTTGTAAACAGACTGCCAAGTTGTGATGGTTACTGGCGCATCATTACTTTTTTCACGACCAGAATAGATACGATGGCAATATGAGTCAGCATCCCAACCATAATCCAAAAAGTCCTTATACATCTGTTCTACAAGAGATGTCGTTGGAACAACTAAAAGAATTTTTTGTCCTTTATCCACATAATATCTTACGAGGGAATAAATCATCAATGATTTGCCGCTCGCTGTGGGGCTTATCAATAGCTTTCGATTATGTCGTAGTGCATCATATACTCCCTCAATTTGATACTTCCGTGGAGTATGAGCACAAATAGAGTTCATATAATCTTTGACTCCTTCATATGAGATTTGATCATTAATCTCAAATGGAAGTCCATAAAACTTGTTGTCTTCAAACTTATATGTGTATCCATAGTTCTTACAAAAGGATACAATTTTATCTAAAAGTCCAACATAAATTTGTTTAGACCTCATATCGTATAGGTGAATCTCTCCGTTCCAGTTCCTATTACGATATTGAGGCATAAACTTCATATTGGGAACTTCAAACTTGAAGTGATCCCTGAGTTCATATTCAATATGTGGTTCTGTTTGTATTTTTAGAAATACTTCGTTGGACTTAGATATAACAAGATTTGCTGTCGTATCAATCACATAAATCCATTCATCTAAAAATATTTATCACATATCATAGAACTTAAAATCTAATATTGCTTTATATAATTCTGACTTTAATTTATATAAATGTTCCTGTTCTTGTGGATGTCTAGATGGATGACCCTCCCAAGTTTCTATTCTTCTACAAACGCAGTGATACAATAAATGAATATCTTCTATTGAAAAATCCATATAAAATGTATCTTCTTCCATTATCCTAAACCTGATTGGAAACGAATAAACTCTATGGCGTTTTTAATTTGATATGTGCGATTTTGAATTACCTTCAAGATACTTTCCAAGTAATTAAGCATTGTTTCGTAGTATTCTACTTTTAAAGATACTGAAGATAATTTGTCATCTGCATCTAGATATTTTTGCATAGTTTCTTTATCCCTAATTTTCTTTGGAAAGGGATTTTCTACATAAACTTCTGGGTCTGCTTTACCAGAAAAGTATTCATATCTTTCGTGGCGTATATTTTTCTTTTGCTGCTCTGCTTTCTTTTTTAAAAGGACTATGTTATTATATAAGTCAAAATACTTTGCGTGAAGTATCGGAATATTTAAAGATTCAGTATGAAGATTATCAATATCAATTTTTGAATCTTCCA